CAGTTGCCAAGGTCCCACTATGAATATAACTCCGTTCGTTACGGGATCACTATCCCAAACACACCCATACGAATCAACATTTGATGATCCCGTGTATGACATGAGAGATCTAGATGATGATGGTGCTCCCGATAATCCTGGCTCCATTTTATATTACGTTCCGACAAGAACAGGACAGAAAAATAATAGTAATATATCCCTTGGTTTCAGTGCCACTTGGTCTAGACCAATGGACAGACAACTACAAGATCAATGTAAGAAAGCAGCAGCAACACAAATTGCATTGCAAGAACAGTTGACTGCCAATAAGAGGCTCGACTTTGAGATCGCGAGACTCAAAAATTGTGGAGAATTGATAAAGGCAGGAATCATGTTCCACCCTAGGAGTGAGTATGCGAAGATATGTGAAGACGTTATAGTATTGAATAAGAACTACGTCGTACCACACCGTCACTCTATTCCTTCCCCTTCAGCTTCCGAATCGCGTGGGAACGGATCCGCTGCTGATCTCGGCGGTCCCTTACAGACTCGGGGGGAATCTTCTTCTTCCTCAAAGTAGCAATCTTTTTGATAATCTTTTTGACTGTTGGTTTGACTGCTTTCAGTACCAGATCTGCTAAGGGTTTTGCCAACAGTGCTGACGTGGTAGCAACAACAGCAATACTAGCAGTGGTAGTAACTGATGCTGGAGAAGGTATTGCTTTGACGATTTGATCTGGAATACTAAGTTCAACCTTGACAGGTATACACTCCTTTCCAACCAATTTATACTCAGTAATTTTTTTACTACCACCATCAGTCAGGGTACCTACAGGTTCTTTCAACTCCTGTGCTTCTGTAGGGCACCTAGGAATTTCTGTGGGTGGTGTTGGAGGAGTCTCTGGTGGGTCTGGTGCTGCAACAGGAGGAACTTTCTGATCTTTCTGAAATATCAGATCCTCTTTATTATAATCTAGGGGAGTGAAGGATGGTGTATCTGCATCACAGAACACCCTGACACCTCTAGGATCATCGTCAGGTAAGTTCTGCTGGTTGTCATCATCAATGTGTGCCTCTACACATCCAGGCACGTTTACAATCGGAGTACCAATCTCTACAGTTACCGGTGGTGCTGATGACTGAACCGATGGTGCCTGTACATTGTTATCAAATATTCTATTTACATCAGGAATGTCAAGTCTGCGGACCCTAATGGGTCTCACCTGAATATCAATGGGGTCCATTTTCGCGGACATCAATACCAAGTATATAGCGGACGACATAGAAAACTCCCGCCAGGAGCAGTATGATCGAGAAGATCACACTCCAGACGGGATCATTTACATCTTGAAGGGGACGTAGTACGAGGTTCATCTCACTTCATGTCCACCAAACATTGCTCGCATACCGTTCAGTATCTTGAAAGCGAAAGCCCCCAGGCGACGCGACCCAAAACGCTCAAACAACGCCGTACTAATAACAGGAGTGGGGACACCCAGATCGACAGCGGCATGAACAGTCCAGCGACCCTCACCGCTATCGGATACCCCTCCATCGAAATTATCAAGCTCTGTATTGCCACGAAGTACATCCGCAGTAAGGTCAAGTAACCAACTGCCAACCACGCTACCGCGACGCCACAACTCAGCCACTTCAGCAACGTCAATGTCGTAGCAGTAATCTTCTGGGTGCTCCATAGGAGCGACCTCTGCGTCTCCTGCTTTGACATACGCACTTCCTGCATTTGCTTCGTGAAGAATGTTGAACCCTTCCGCATATGCCTGCATCATACCATACTCAATGCCGTTGTGGACCATCTTGACGAAGTGTCCAGCACCAGGTCCTCCACAATGCAACCAACCATACTCAGCACTGCGAGTGTAGTCTAGAGGATCAGTTCGTGGTGCGGCACTGAGACCAGGTGCGAGTGCCCTAAAGATAGGAGAGCAGATGGATACTGCGCCACTTGAACCACCAACCATAAGACAGTATCCACGGTCCAGACCGTAGACACCACCACTAGTGCCACAGTCAATATACGCGATGCCAAGTTTAGATAATCTTTCGGCCCTTTTGCGAGAGTCCTTGAAATTGCTATTCCCGTGATCAATAATGATATCTCCAGAACTACAAAAACGTAATAGCTCATCGATAGTGTCCTCTACAGTTTCGGCAGGTACAACCATCATGAAGATGCCTGGTTGTTCTGTGATGACAGTCTCTCCAGACTTCTCACCATAGATGCTCTTTGTTTCTTTGACTACTTGAACAAGGCTTTCCACAGAAGTGGTATATCCACTGATATAACCCGCTTCATATTGTTCGTTAGCTTTTTGAACATTGTTTCTGTAACCCCATACTTCGATGTCGGCGTTCATCATGCGGCGGGACATACCCTCACCCATGCGACCAAGACCAATGATTCCAACTTTCATGATTGAATTTTTTCTAATACTTCCTGAACAACTTCTTTGATGATACTAACATCAATCCCCAGGAAGGGTGGGATCATGCCAATGGTTCTAAAAAATCCGTCAACAAATAGTGCTAGGAAAATAATACCTAGGACCATGCTGATCATTGAGGCATTGCGATTGTGCTGAGTGATAGCAGCATCAATCATCTGCTGGACTTCCTCCTTTGTGGGGTTTGTCATGTGAGTTGAATGGTTCCCAATGTTCCCAACCATATTTGTGAACTGCCCACATACCCAGGATGGGTACGAAGACTAGTAGAAAGGACAATAAACCTAAAGAATATTGGTTATTTAGAACCAATGCAGAGAGTCTCCCTGCCGTGTGTGCTATTCCGGATAATCCCATTTGGTGATGAAATCAGTCTTATGAACTGGACCCCAGGCACCTTCATGGTAAATATAGGGACTTGTCCTCACAGCACAATTATCGCCGGTGCAGAGCAATTCGTCAACGATTCGCCAGGATTCCAACACTTCTTCTGAATGAACAAAGTGAGACTGGTCTCCGTTGATTGCATCATAAAGAAGTTTTTCATATCCATCTACGCCCAACCAATCAGGATAGCGGTGGGTGAGTGTTGCAAGTTCAACCTTATCACCAAGTCCAGGAGACTTCACATCAATCTGAATATCAAGGTGAGCATGTGGTTGAAGACGCATCACAATACGTCCAGGAGTTTCACCCTCAAACAATGATGACAGTGGAGGGGTCTTGAGTTTGATCACAACCTCCACACACTTGTAGGGCATCTTCTTACCAGTCAGGTAATAGAAAGGAACCCCTTGCCACCTCCAGTTATCGATGTACAAGTCACCCGCAACAAAGGTTTGGGTATTAGACTCTGGTCCAACTCCCTGCTCTTCCCGATAACCTTCATACTGTCCAGTAACAAATTTCTTACCAAGACGACAGGCAGAAAGTAGTTTTACTTTTTCTCTACGAACTTCTGTAGCATCCATACGACATGGTGCTTCCATAGCAATCAGTGCCAGGACTTGCAACATGTGGTTCTGGAGCATGTCTCTCACAACACCAGCAGTGTCATAGTATTGTGAGCGACCATCACAACCGATAGTTTCAGATGCAAAGATCTGAACTTCCTCTACATAATTGCGGTTCCATAGAGGTTCCAACAGAACGTTGCCAAACCGAGTAGCAAGAATGTTATTGACAGTATCTTTACCAAGATAATGATCGATGCGATAAACCTGTTTTTCGCGTAGATATCTGCCCACCACAGACTGTAGATGATTAGCAGATTCAAAATCGTGCCCAAAGGGTTTTTCGATAACCACGCGGGAGTGTTCTGGGTCGTCAAGGAAACCCGCTTCCTTGAGATTGATGATAGCATTCTCATATCTTTCAGGCGGAACTGACAGAAAATAGGTTGTCTCTACACTTTCATCATGGAGAGCATGCAGACTTTCTTGGCAGTCTAAGTCAGCACATTGGAAGTCTAACCAATGAGTAAAGTCTTGAGGATACTCTCCTAAAAGTTCTAACCATTGATGTCGAGTGTACTCACGACGAGAACACCCGACAACTAAAAGATTCTCCGCCAGTCGCACCAAAGATAACGATGCGTTTACTAATGTGCTGTTCCGTTTCCATCATAATTTTCGGAGTCGTAGTAGACATTTTCACCTTTTCGTATCCCGAAATATATCGTGGATAGTACAAAGGGTATTGCTGTCCAAATAAGGACATCAGAGAAGGTCACGATTTTTTAGGAGGTACAACGGGAGGTTCCCCGGATGCAGTGTTGGTTCCAATGGTCAGTGGTGCTTGTTCAATACGAATGGTCTGTGCCGGAGCAGTACGTGCTGCTGCTTCAATAAGGCGTTCCATATCTGCTTTACTGATGCCGCCACCGCCACCATTCATAGAACCTTTCTTAGCAGTCTGAACCCCGAACGTAGCTAAAACCCCAGTAAAGACACTGGCGATAAAGGTCGGATCGAGATCCTGCTTAGGCATCTTGAATGCTTCAGGCAGATCTACATATGCCAGAGTAAGAATACCACCAGACCAGATAAGGATACCCAGACGGACTAGCGTAGACAACGCTGCCATCTTCTCATCAGGATCCTTATCCTCGTCTTCTTTCTTGGATTTTGCTTTGTCTTCGGGGTTCTTTTTACCGAAGGGCAACCAACCAGTCTTTTCTTTCTCGTCCTTAGGGGGAGGAGAAGCCGGTCCTTTCTCAGTCATATGCCAGGATAAGTCTGGCTATATTTAGAACGGTACTGGTCCTCCAGTGAGTTTGGCCTTAGGTGCAGGCACGGGAGGAAGGACACCACCGGTAGTCTTTGGCAGTCCACCACCGTTGAATTTACTAACGATAGCGTCCTGAACGCCCTTGGTTACTTGTGCTTTGATGTTGTCTCGAATATTGTCACGATTCACATACACATAACCAGCAGTGCCCACGACACCTACGCTAGTAATGAATGAGAACACTGACATGAGACTAAGAATTTTCTGCATGTTCCTCAATAGGAGTTAGTGTGTACAAAGTTTCTGCACGATTACGAATGTAATTCTGGAAGTGTTGTTCAATTCCAATGGTTGTTTTGTTACCCTGACTTACCCAATCATGACAGAACTCATACACAAGTCTGCAATGATCATTTAGGTGATGAGACAGTGCACGAAAAACTTCGGCTCGAAGTTGCATTCGTTCTTCAGAGTATCTCCAGTCATTCATGTCGCTGGGATCCAATAAAGCTTTCCGCATCGAGGACAACGAGAGGTCGTCTGCCATTCTTTTTTATAAAGAGGATTGGTTCGTAATCACCAGAGTTGGCACACGCCTGGTCATATGCATCCCAGACGTTTAGTCTCTCTGTGTTCTTGCATTCTACACTAAAGGGAAACTTTTGTCTAGCTGCACGTGCCATGATGATGTCCTCACCACCTGCACCCATAGATCTAGACTCAACATCCTCAGGATGTACTTCCAACATTTCTATAAGTTTGGTTCTTACCCACTGCTGTAGTCTCCTACCTTTTGCTTTAGCAGACTGAACTTTCATTATACAATCTTTCACTTACTATATCTATAACATATTTCGCTATCGTCTTATGACCTTCTACAGAAGGATGTCCATCGTTAGGTATTCTATCAAAAACTAATCCTGTTCTACTTGATTGCATCCCGAAGTGTATATCATACTTGTTATCAGTTTCTTGAGGGGTCAGCAATGTACTAAAGAAAGATCTTTCCAATCGTCCCACAGATGCAACATAAGCCTTGAATGAGTTGTATACAATAGATTCTTGAGTTCTTGCCCCATAATCACTGAACATCCTACCAAATCTAAACCGTATCCAATCTGCAAACTTAGGTCCCTCTACAAGTCCCCACCGGTCTATACATCTAGATTCTAAATCATCATAACCCGAGAAACCATATCTCATCCACCTTTTCTTTCTATCATCATAAAACTCACCTCTGATAGGAACGGTGGTTTGTAGAAAATAAAAGTCATAAACCTTAGTAGTAGGTTTATGAAACAGGTTTCTCATAACTGTTTCATTACAAGCACCAGAAGAAGATGCGTTTATTTCCTCAGCACCAAAGTGATCACAGACCAACTTTGACCAGCGATATTTGGTGGGGTCAAGGTGAAGTCTCTTACCTAATCCACCACCATAGGTGAAGGAGTCCCCATCAAAATAAAATTTCAATCTTTGATACCCTTGATTTTTTTCCACTTGTTATGCATTGCCTGAAGGTGCCAAGACTGTGCCAGACTCTTGGGACCTTCCTCCAATACTTTTAGATCTCTTGGATCACTAGTGTACTTCTTATAATCTTCTCTCCAATTTGTCATAGTTGGAACCCGCTAAAGGAATCTTTCTTGACATCCTGCTTGATACCACCCACCACGTAGGACTCCACCTCCGTCTCCTGTGGGGCGACCTGAAGACCTTTAGAGGAAATCCAGTGCTCAGTCCAAGGAAGTGGGTTATTGTGCACTGGAGCGTCATACAGAGGGGTCAGACCAATCGCTCGCATACGCTTGTTAGCGATCCACTCCACATACTTGACGAGGAGTTTGTCATTGAGACCGATCATGCTTCCATCCTTGAACAGATACTGTGCCCACTCTTTCTCTTCTGCTACTGCATTGGCAAACATATCGGTTACAGTCTGCTCTTCTTCCTTGATGATCTCCAACATCTCAGGATCATCACCCTTCTGCCATGCCTTGATAATTTGTTGAGTCAGCACAGTGTGCTGGTTCTCATCACGTGCAATCAGAGAGATGATCTTTGCAGATCCTTCCATCAGTTTCAGTTCACCAAAAGCAAACGAACAAGCAAAGGACACATAGAAACGAATACCCTCAAGGATATTGACGTTTGATACTGCCAGATACAAACGACGCTTCAGTTCCTTACGGGTGTACTCAGCAGTAGGGGAACCAGCATAGTCTGCTGACCACATATTACCACCACCCCACTCGTTTGCTACTTGCAGGAACTCATCGTATGCCCTTGTCACACTCTTGGCACGTGCCAGGATGCGTTCATCATCCAGGATGGTGTCAAAGACCTCAGCAGGATCGGGATACACATTCTTGATAATGTATGTGTAAGAACGTGAGTGGATCATCTCCATGAACTGCCATACATTCATGGCACCTTCCAATTCAGGGAGAGCACAGTATGGAGAGAATGCCATGCCAGGACCACGACCCTGCACAGAGTCCAGGAGGATCTGATACTTCAGGTTGGAGGTGAAGATGTGCTTCTGCTCAGGACGCAGAGTCTTGTAGTCGCCACGATCTTTCTGGAGAGACACCTCTTCAGGACGCCAGAAGTATCCCAGCATCTGGTTGGTCAGTTTCTCAAAGACTGGGTACTTATAGGAGTCGTACCGCTGGACACCCAGGGGTGCCCCAAAGAACATCGGTTGTGTTTTAGTATCAACGTGATTATCGTTGAATACTGTCATACCTTGAACAGGCATATCTTTTGAATTTTTTCTAAATTGCACAGGATTCACAGGTTTCTTCGTCTTCGTTTTGAATGGAGGCGATAAGAGAATTCTTATCTGGTACGTTGTCGTGCCAGCCAATGGAGTGTGCTGGTTCGTCCATTTCGTCGGACTTCAGGTCATGTGTGTTCTGGTAGTAAGAAGTCTTCCAACCGTATTTGTATGTGGTCAATAGATCGTTTGCCATAACAGACACAGGCACTTCATTGTTGTCATAATCGATAGGATTATAACTCCAGTTACCTGAAATTGCCTGATCAAAGAACTTTTGCATCACGGAAACGACGTTGATGTAACCTCGGTTTCCTTTCATCTCCCAGAGGAGAGTGTAACTGTTCTTCAATCGTTGGTACTGTGGTACCACTTGCTTGAGCGGACCCTTCTTGGATTTTTTGATGGACAGGTAGTCACGCGGTGGTTCGATTCCGTTGGTGGCATTTGACACAACGGAACTGCTCTCCGAAGGCATTTGTGCG